CCACCACCTTCAACAGCAATCCATGGATGACCGCTTTTATCTAATGGTATAAAAACCTCTCTATCACCTTTTAACTTCAATATTTCAGTTATGCAGCACATTGGTCTCATCCTGTAGTTTTTTAATTTGATCGTTGATTTGTTTTCTCATTTCTTCATTTGCTTTTTTAATCATTTTATCCGCCATTATCATTTCAAATATATTGTGAGTACAATGAAATATTCCCATTGAACAAAATATATTAATAACACATCTCATTAACAGTGAGTTATCACCTTGTATAACAAAAATCCCAAGCATTAGGCTTAGCATAATTGCTATATAATTTTCTGGTCGCTTGATATACCTAAAATATTCTTTCATTTTTATACCTCAAATCCTAATGAATCTAAATCACATGCGTTAAGACCATGAAGAGCGATGAAATGTCTTGGAACTTTATAAGTCTTATTCATATACACAACATCAATATGAATTCCTAAAGCTTCAATCATTTTATCTACCTTCTTTTTAATATCATTATCTGTGTAATGAAGCGGTTTACCACAATGACACATTTCTTTCATCTTTACTCCTATGATATTTCTTCTAATCGTTCAATTATTTTATCTCGGTGAATGGGTGTTAAGTTATTTTGTTCAACAGAAACATTAAAATAATTTGGATCTTCACCTTCGCAGATTGGCGTTGAGATAGTTACTACTCTCCCATCATCTTGTGGCACATCCATCATCATTCCAATAGTTCGTTTCACTTTCCTGCTGTGAAGATGACCATGCACGTTTAGCAACCATCTAGCACCCAACCCGTTATTATGTACCGGCACGTGACTTAATATACATCGCTCCCAAAATAATACTCCATATATTTTATCAAAGTATTTGAGATATTCACTTGTAGAGTATTTATCATGATTACCTAATATTAATCTTTTCTTTCCTTTGAGACGGGATGCTATTTGAATATTGTGTTTTCCAAAAGCAAAATCACCCAAATGAAAAACAATATCATTGATCCCAACGACAGCATTCCAACGATCAACCAATACATCATGCATTTCCTCTAAGGTTTGAAATGGACGTGCTTCTTTCTCATATTCAAGAATGTTCTTATGACCGTAGTGTGTATCACTGGTAAACCATGTTTCAATCATGCTCGACTCTTTTAGATACCATTTCACCGGCAATGCAAAGGACAATAAAAGCGCCTATTGTTTGTAATAAAGTAGCATCAAAAATTAACATTGCTACAAATAGAAATATTATTAAATTAATTATCATATTCATTGCGCACCTCGTTGTCTTCAATTGATTGTTAGTCTTTCTAGTAACTTTGATTTCAATTTACTATGTTTTAACTTTTCTTTCTTCTCTATTGCATAAACATATTCTTCCCAAAATATAGCTGCATCGGCAGGTAATGTATATTCTTCGCCGGCAATCATATGCTGATGATTAATATATCCTGGCACTTCATATTGCATTAATAAAGATAGCACATCTTCTCTCGACATATCCCAACGATCTTGCAGCATTGCTAAGCGATAGCCTTTGCGATTGTGCGTATATTCTTTGTAGTTGGTAATAACACCTTTCTCAATCTTTTTAATCACTACCGGCACCATTGCGCCGGTAGCTTTATGTTTCACTAATACGATCTTTTCTTGCATGCTATCCTCTCAAAAAGGTATGTCATCATTCATATCTGCATGACCGCCGGCTGGCGCTTTCGAATCATACTTGACTGCCCCTTTATCTGTCATCACATAATCATTGATAACATTTCGGTCAGGGTAAAGTGATCCTTTAGGTTTGCCACGTAGCTTATCTTCGGGTATTTCTTTACCTGATTGGGTCTTCACCTCTACCTTTACGTGTTTACCCTCAAGCATCTTGGGTCTGAATGACTTGTTCTCATATTCTTTGGTAAGATTGGCAGAATCTGCGGCATGTTTTAATTTCCACATCATCTTTGTTGTGAAGACTAAAAAATCTTTCATGGTATGCACTTCACCATTCTTATCAAATACACTTAAAGTTAATTCTGCCATTGGATTATTTGTGGACGACATTCTTTCAGTCACCATGTTAATCGTGGCGTTGTAGTAACCATCATCCATTAATTTGTAACGTTCGCGCATTGCTTGCTCTTCAGTCATTGGTTCATAATCAAAGTTAATTTCAACGTCCATGTTGGTAATTCCTTATTGGTTAGTTTCAGTTTCAATCCATTGGTCTTTTAAACTTTTTACTTTACCTTTGCTTTCCATGTGTTTAATTATTTTATCTATAATTTCCTCGTTCATCTCTTCGAATGACTCTACCTTTGCCTTCTCTTTCCATTTATCAACCACTTCGATAGGTTCTTTGTAGAGTTCAACCAAATGCTTTAAAAGTATTACTTGATCTTTGCTCGCTAATTTCTCAACCACTGCTTTCTTTTCTAAGATGTCTCCACCATAGCGTTTGGCGATTTCTTCATAAGAGTGCGGAAAGCTATCACCTTCTTTAAACTCTTCTAAGCGGCTCTTTCTGATTACTGCAAATCGTTGTCCACCACGCTTTTGAATCTCAAGAACTAGATCAAACATGTAGTCCAACTTCTTGTAGCAATCAAAGGTTGTTCCAACGATAGACATATTGTCACCATATTTATCTTTTGAATGACAGGTCACAATCACATTCATATCTAATCGCATAAGCTGATTGTATAGATGCTTGATACGCTTATTGGCTTCATTGAAGTGACGACCAAAGTCTGTGCCTACTTTCTTCTCCGACTTTTCGATCAAGTCATTGTATGGCGTTGTAAGCGGATCTATGACCAACGTTCTAAAGTCATGCTTAACAGTGAGTAACTCTTTTATCTCTGTAACAATTTCCTCAAAGTCTGATGTTTGAAATATCACGCCATTTGATTTCTGTAACTCTTTAACATAGCTGTCATTCTCCGCACCTTTTTCTGTGTCGATCAAATAGGGTGAGGGGAATTGTATTGCTGCTGTAGTCTTTCCAACCCCTGGTGCACCGTAGAATAAAACCTTTAGTCTTTTTTTAATTGCTTCTGGTTTAACACCTTTGAGAGCCATAACGTCACCTTCCTTAGTTAGTTATCAAAATAATGCAGTAATAAATCATTCCATAGACAAAGAGTGATAGAACAATGTTTTGGGTTATATTGCCCATACTAAGTCCTCCTCATCATTGGAGTACTCTTCATGACGACCTTGAGTATTTATATCGCGTAGTTCTTCAGTGATTAACTCTTCAATTACTTTCTCGTGATAGGCAAGTATCATTCTTTTAAAACTTTCGGCTAGCTTGTATTGCTCTTCTTGGTCATCGATATTTCGGAGATAAGATTGCATAGCGGGGATTAACAGGGAATCAAAGAGTACATTGTCAGGCCCTATGATTTCACCAATGATATCGTCATTGTCCAGTAGTAACATGGCCGATAACTTGCAAAGGTCGTATTCTGGAAGGTCATCGAAGGATAGGGTGTATTGTTTGTTTAGGTGGTCATAGCGCTGATAGCAACTGACTAAGCTGCTAATAAAGTCACGGGTGTTCCTTGAGTGCTGCATGTACTTTGTCTCCATCCATGGATAAAAGTGATTTGTAATGTTGCCATAATACATTAAAATGTTATTATGCATATATATTTCCTGCCCAGGATATATTGTGGATGGATGAAGGTAAGAGTTAGTCGCTCTTACCTTTTCGCGTTTAAGCTATTTTTTCTAATTGTGCTTTCTGTATATCTCTTTCTTCATCACCACTAAGAATGTAGCACTCATAACAGCTTATGGTTTTAACCCCTGTGTCCGTTTGAATCTCTTCGCAGTTTAGGCAATTTTCTATTTTCATTTTATTAACCCCTTAAATATTCACCGTAAGGATCTCTTACGGTGAATTGACATTTAAAACCATTGAACCGGCATTCCTTTTTTCTTTCTACCGTTAACCATCACCCACACATCGCCGTCATAACAGTAACCAATTAATACACCTGTCGCGCTCTTACAATTTCCGCTAGCTGTTAAATATTCGATTGTTACTTTTTGTGGCATTTTCATTTTCTTTCCCCTTAGTTAATACGTGTATAATACCACGGTATCACTTAGAGTCAACCTTTTTTATATATTTATTTACACATTCTTGAATGATAGTATTCATGGATCTTTCTTGCTCAGCAGATATTTTCTTTAAAAATACCCATATATCCTTAGGTAAGCGGACTTGGAATGCTTTGATAGGCTGCATGATTTAATTCCCCCGTGGTATTTACATTAATATTAACGAGTGTATCATTTGACTTTCTTTTTAACAAGGGCAGGAAGGTTATGTTTATTAAGTTTGATAAGCGTCTTTACAATACGCGGTATATAACATATTTTTATTTTAGTACGGTTACATTCGATAGCGAAAAGCCCGATTCTCCAATCATGTACTATGAAATTCTGATGTATCACATGGTGCCAACAGTAACCGGTCACGGAGGTTATGTGCTTCATACTGAATCAGAAAGATACAATGTCAATGAGCATTATGGATATTTGAAGCGAGTAGCCTATCTGGAGAAACTGCTTTGCGATCAAAGGGGAATTGGCTAAGATGGTAAGGAAGTCTATGCGCGTACCTTTTGAATACGCGCTTAGATGATGTGGGTTCGCTAAAACCTGGCCTTGGGAGCCATATAGGGAAATATTTGTGTTCCTCCATGGAACGCCAAACAAAACTCTATAAGCTGATTATAGCTTCGACCAAGGACAGGTCAACATTAATTTGATAAGGAGTTTCCCTATGTCAGTAGAAAAGTTAGTTATTTCCAAACAATCTTCTGGTTATACAACCCTCGATAATAAAGTGCTGCAAGGATTAAATGATATTGGTGCCATAGGTTTGTGGTGCTATCTTTCTAGCCTTCCACCTAATTGGATATTTTATAAACAACAAATAAGAAATCACTTTAATATTGGTCGTGATCGTCTAGATTCTCTCCTCGAAACTCTTAAATCTCATCACCTCATCAAGATGGATGCCGTGCGAAATGCACAAGGGAAATTTGCACACTCTAATTTGATCGTGTGCAATGGCACAGAATTCGTTGCACAAAATGAATATAATACAATCAATAACTTAGATAAAACTGTGCAACCGCATACTGAAAAACCGTTAACGGTTAACCAGTTACCGGTAACCAGCAGCTATAAAGACAATAAGAAAAAACAAACAATAAAAAAAGAAACAGTAAAGCTATTAAGTGCCACTGACGTGGCACAAGCGACCCCACCTACTTTTTTCTTTGATGAATTTTGGAAAAACTATCCAAGGAAACGAAACAAGGCACGTGCCCTTCAAATTTGGAAGCGCAAGAAGTATGACGATATTGCAACTATGATTCTTGAAGATGTGCGTAACCGGCTAGCCAATGACTCTCAATGGCTTGATGTGCAATATATTCCGCACCCGTCTACGTATTTGCTGAATCAGCGATGGGAAGATGAGCTAACTCTAACACCAATGCAACCCAAGAAAGAAACCAATGCTGAACGTATTATGAGAATGTGTTTGAACTAAGAACTAACAAGGATGTCAGTTCATGGAAAAGTTACCGCTTGAGCTAACCAAGGCTCTGCATATGCGATTTATGAGCATATTCGGAGAGAAATTTTCAAAGCTATTCGCCAGTGATGCATTTATTCAGATCTGGTGGGAGGAGTGGTCACAAGGGATGGCCGGCATTAACCCTAAGCACATTAAGGTAGCTTTGGATTATTGCCGTATGAATCTTGAATGGCCGCCTAGTATCGCTGAATTTCGCAAGATCTGCGAACAAGCAGCCGGTGTGCTTCCTTGGGAGACCGCTTTTGATTTAGCGGTTCGTTCTGGTGATCTCACTGATCCTAATGTCCGCGCAACCTATGATCGCATCGGAAGTTGGGCGATGACGCATGACAAAGAAGTTGATCTCAGACGTAAATTCAAAACCACCTACGAAGATATCCTGGCTCAAGGTCGGGTTATTGCTAATGAGGCTAAGCAATTGGAGGGTGGAAGTGCTCCTATTCGATTACCGGTGCCAGAATTAGTGAAAGAAGTGAAAAAAGATCGTCGTCAGGAATTGATTGAGATGAGTGAAGAGGAGGCAGGGAAGCTAGGGAGCGGAGAATGGTATGAAAGGATTTGCTACCTTCGAGAAATTGAAGGAATGCATCATATTTTAAAAGTTAATAAAAAAACGCCTCACAAGGCCTCAAATTTCGCCGCTGTGAAGAGTTCTTTATTTTCTTCTGCGAAGGGGTATTAATTATCGTTCGTTTAATAGCGTTAAATTAAAGCCTTATAAATTCCAAGGATGGAATATGAACAACAGACAGAAACTTATGCATATTTTGCACGAATCTTATATATCGCATGATTCCATGAAAAGTTATTTTTGTTTTTATTGTAATGCTAATGCCGATACGCAAGATCATTGTCCTTCATTATCACATGCTCAAAATTTTTCAGACTATGATCGCGTACTTTTACGAGCATGCTTTTTGTGCAATTC